CTTAGGAACTATCTTAAGTTGGGTTGGAACCCTTCGTAAGACAGTTGAGGGAGCTTGTAGAGATCTCACTCTACCAGCCGACTCAGATGACTTGCGCTTCGGGTTTATTCTTCCTTTTTGTACTTACTTCTGTATATGGCAGGTTAGATAAATCTAACCCCGATCTTACTTTAAACAAAGGTAGATCCAGCCGTAAGTTGGGCAGGTTGTCAAAACCATCCACTACAAAGTAGACAGTTACTTGGGACCCGGTTTAAAGAAACCAGGTTTCAAGAACTTATCCAATCCGAATTTCACAAAGTTCTTATTCTCAGTATTAGGAACTTCCTTAGGAACTTCATGAGACTTAGGTCCAATGGACTTAACCTCAATGATTTTCTTTTGGACCTCCTTACCTCGAATAGAGTCTATGAAATTTAAGACTTTAAGAGGATTATCAATAACGTTCTTCCGGAGATCTTTTGGATCTCTAAAGAAAGTTAGATCTGCTCACGTAGATTGAAGATCCTTTTCTAGTTCAAAAATGTCTAGAAAAGATAAGTCTTTAAATTTACGCGTTTCAACAAATTCCTCTCATACCATATTGTCTAATGCGTTGAAAAAGCGCTCCCAACCCGAATATTTATTAATTTTAAAATTCGTTATGAGAGTTAGCCCATCAAACATCGGACTAGGTACGGGGTTGAATTTGCTGAAATCCAGCTCCTTAATCTCCACATAAGAAGGAAAGAATCAAGAAATGATATTACATCAATATCGTCTCTCTTTTCAATCCAACTCATAAGGAAGATTGGTTTCTGGATTTAACAGATCCTTCTCTGGTAATATAAACTGAACAGCTCCTCTCAGATCGTTTACATAGAAATTGTCTGACATTATTCGTTTGTAGAGCTTCTGACAATCAAGAAGCAAAGCAACCTTATAATGAACAGCCGCAATCCGTGCAAACCTTATATTTTTATGGTATTCCAAAGAATCGTCTGCATTAATATCTATTTCCTTTTTTGCTAAAACTGCATCAAAGGTAGATACTAACCGCTTTCGATCCACTGAATCTAATTTCTTTCCGAAATAAGATACAGGGTTTCTATAAAAATTAAAGAGAGAGATAAGCTGAAGTCAGCTTAACCCGTCCTTTTGCAATACTTTTGCCGTTAGGAACGCGATCATAGAATGTAGATAAGCATTCTTTTTACTATGGCGAAGTGATTGAACGAGTAGGAAAGACTTTTTCAAGTTTTTCCCAATTCGTCTATTCACTAGTTTGGTGGCAATGCTTAAACGTCCGAAGAAGTTATTATTACTAATAAATTCTTTAAATGAAAAAGCAGAGACATCAAATCCATAATAAGAAGTCCGCTTAGCGAACTCTACAACAGGTCTTGGGGATACAATACTCTTTGATTCATTGATAGTTACTCCCAATTTTTGACATAAGTCTAAATATCGGGAAGCTATCTTTGCCTCAAAAAGTACTATATCATCACCCAGAACGATATACTGGTCGTACCAACCTTGGAATGTGGGATACTCCTTCTTATAACAATATTGAACCATCATATGATGTAATAAGTTCAACATTGCTCAAGATGACAGAGCTCCCATAGGTTGTCCAACCTCATAATAGTAATCTCCAATAGGTATATCATACTTATTTTTGTTTACCTTATAAGGTCTTTCAATTAGAATCTTTAATCAAAGATCTCCAAAGTTACTTCCAAAAATCCCGTTTAACAATTTGGCTTGACATACTGCTGGTAACCTATCGGTTGCAGCAGAAAGGTCAAAACCAAAAGAAGCTTGATATTTATTAGCCAGAGTTTGAGCATATTCAAATGCTCTCTCCTGGTTATGAGTACCATCATTAGGAAGTTGTCTGAATAAATCAAACAATTTCTCATGAAGCGGTTTAAACAAGGATTGAGTTATTACATCAACCATTGCGAAAACTCGCAGCTTCCCGGCAGCTTCCTCCTTAAATGCTAATCTCCCAATTGGGTCATTAAGCACTGAGTCGGAAAAACCGGTATTATTTGCGATCATGGTCTTTAACGTAGGAAGATTTGATAAAGATCATTCTAAGTTGGAGAACACAGTTCTAAGAAATTCAGAATTAGTGAGAGAGATATAATCTTCTAAATGTTTCATCATTGGAGTATTCCTAATAGAAACATAAGAGGATATCAATCCCTTTCAACTAACCTTACTATTAGGAGCCGACTTTTTAATAGGTAACAACCTATTAACAGCC